ATAAGCTCAATGTCAACTAATCTAGTGGAGGAAGGCGCTCCGTCTTTATCGGGGTAGGTGTCGGAAGGCAGTATAATGTAACCTTGCTCGTTGAACTTAACGTCTCGTAAGATTTGCTGCAAGTTGTGTACAAATCCTGACTGAGCAGAAGAAGCGTCCCCAGAAAGATACTCAGCGGGAATACGAGCGACAGGAATACCCGCCAATTCTCGTTCAACCGCAATGGCCTCAATAGCCTGTAGGTTGTTAAGGTACTCGTAAGAAGTATAAGCGTTACGAAGAATACTACGGCCACTTGGATCACCATTTATTGAGGTAGTGCGGTAATACAAGGATTTATTAACTGGGATATAATTCTTGCTTGCCATAAGGCCAACTGATTGTTCAATACCTAGAACATCCCCAGTCTTCTGATCGACATCAAATCTATTGATAGTCCAAGGCGCACGGGCTGCAATCTTACGCACACCAATACGTCCATCTGTGTACTTAGAGTGCTTCTTGTCAGAACGCTCGTTAGGGCCAACACGCCGCTTGTAGATAACCTCGAACCAACCAAAGCCATACGACAGAAACGACAAGGCTTCCGCAATGTGGTCATCTAGGGTATGATCCATGTCCTCAAGAACACTCTTAACGAAGTCAGCTTCCGCTTTAGCTGCATCACTATCGTCAACTGGAGTTACATGAAGGTCAACATCACGAAGGATTTGCTCAACAGAATACATAACAGCGCCAACGGTACTATCATTGTCACGCATCTCACGATACTTGCGTATAGCTTTCTTGCCACGCAGTTCAGGGAGAAACTCATCAGCACGGATTTGACCGTTATGTGTGTTATCGCCAGCTACGCCAAGGGTTGCCTTAGCTTTGGCCTCTGAGAGCTTCTTAACCATGAGGTAGGTTCCATTATTATTTCTGTGAAAGTCCCTTGGCACTTGAGTAAGCGAGGGTCAGTTTGGGTTTCGCATATCCGTTGAGTGAGAGGTCTGTAATTGCCCATACACAGGCATCAAGTCTATCTGGGGAGCCAATCGACCCTAGTGGTTCCCATGTTCTCATTTGTGTCTCTAGTTCGTTCAGCGAAGCCCCATCAGGGGGATTAGCCACATGCTTAACTAAACCACGCTCGTACAATGCCGATACAGGTTCAGCCCTAGCGAACTTACCACGGGATGCTCTAACAGCCTTGTAAGGTACTGTAGGGTCTTCTCCGTGGATCGTCTGCTTAACCATGTCACCACCTTGGTTAACCTCCGCTACAATACGGTCAGCTTGGTAGTGGTGATACAGTTGAATAGCTTTAGATGCCCAACCCTGTGGTGATAACCTATCAGTATAATCACCGAGGACGTAGGCAATACCGTTAATGTCAATACCTGCGACAATAATACCCGTCATGTCACTCTCAGCGTTAGAGGTAACAGCGGGATCAAGTGCAACGACAATACGGGAAAGGTCTGGGACAGCCTCATGTTTGACTGAGGCATCATCTAGCATTACGGTAGTCCACAAGGCTCCTTGAGCTTCTTCTAGGACTTCAGCGTAAAGCTCTTGTCTACCTAGTCTAGTCCCTTCGTACTGCTCTTTAACAGCAGTGAGGTATGTACTAGCTAAGTTGGCTGAGTTATCAAAGGTACTACCAGAGGTAACTACAGTCTTAGGGTCTTTGAGTATCTGACGAATTAACTTAGTAGGCTTAGGGGTGGTCGTAACCATGATCCTTGGGTGTTTACCTAGACGCATACAGAACTGTAGCATCTGCCAAGTGTCCATGTCCTTGTTCCAAGCGGCAGTCTCATCACACCATGCTAACTCAAACTGTGGCCCACGAAGACGCTCAGGTTCCTCAGCGGAGAAGAACTGTACTTGCGCTCCATTCTCCCACGTTAGTGTACGCTTAGTTGGAGACCACTCAGGGAACCCCATCTTCTTACCTGCGTGTGTCTTGTCACCCTTCCAGCATACCGATAGGAAACCAGATTCACCCTTGACCATAACTCGTTCAATATCTGAGTTAGTGGAAGCTACAGCAGCAATACGTTTGACACCACGCTTAACATTCTCTCGTACCCACTCTACACCAGAGCGAGTTTTACCAAATCCACGACCTGCATTAATAAACCAAACATTCCAATCGGGATCAATAGGCTCAAGTTGGTTATCCCTCGCCCAAAACATCCAGTCATGCTTAAGTTCCTCAGTCTTCTGTGGCCCTAGCTGATCGAAGATGTCCTTAACTTTACTCTGAGGTAATCCTCTAAGAGCATCGGCAGTTATCTTCCTCACAGGAGCAGGTGGATTCTTCTTCGGGGTCATTGTTATCATATCCTAGTAACGACATAAGTGTGCTGGATGCGCTCTCGTCTAGGTCGGGGTCAATGGTTTGCTCTACTTCAACATTAGTTTGTGTGGGAGACCAACCACCCTTACTACGAAGGTAAAGCTCCGCAGCTTTAAGGTCTCCGTCTAAAGCCTTCTGAACAACCACCTGACCAATATTGCCAGTTGTCTCTAGCTTAACTTCGGCCATATCTTTACCGTATAACTTGTAGAAGGTAGCTAGGCTGGAAGGCGCATGTTGATACTTTTGGATACCAGCCAAGATGTCACTAACAGTCACACCTTGACCAGTACCAAGTCTAACAACTTTGGCAATAACATTACTGTACGGAAGTTTTTTATTAGAAGGCATGGGTACTACCAAAATAAGGTCCATCCCCCACTATCGGCATAGTCGCGTCTACACGATTGCTTTACTAGGTTCACTATGGTTAACGGGGGAGGATGCTATTGAGGGTATTACATAGAGACTATAGTATATACCTATACTCTTTATTACTGGTCTACCTTAACTAGGGACCGGGCGAATACCCTTTCATATATATATACATACCTAAACTCAGAAAAGTTTCCTAAGTTTTTTACTTTTTTTGTATTTTGTTGGATTTGTGTGTTATTTATGTCACACTGTTGTGATAGACAGGCGTTTGGACCTTGTGGGGTTGGGTGTGGCATAGGTGTTGCATTTATATCACACTAATGTTTTTTCTTGTTTTGGATATGTGGGTCGTTAACGGGTCCACCGAATCGTTTGGCGTATAATATCAAGGGTCCCACCTAAAGTAAACCCAACCGGAAAAAATAATTCACGCGAGTGACATTTATGCAACAACCGTGATAAACTCTTGACTCTTTAGCGTTTATCTGAGTGAAACCGGCAAATTTAAGCGCGAGGATAGGCGATTCGCCTTGCACCTTGCACCCGTTCCAAACCCGCAAACCTCAGCTCAGTATTACCTCAGCTCAGAACTTTTGCACGATAACAAATTGAACCCATTGCAAAACACAAATAAGCCTGAGAGCCAATATACAGCCGTTTTAAGCGCATAAAAAGATTCTAGCTAGGTGGACTGGAGATATTTTTCGGGCAATGTAAACGGCTTACAATGGCTCTCAGGTGCTATTGACCAGAGTCGCTGCATATGTCAATTTGGCGGTGGAATAGTCCGTAATTTAACAGAGGAATCAACCAATGAAACCCACCGCTGAGATATTCATTGAATCGTTAAACAAGTTTACAAGCTGCATAGCGTGCAATGATGATAGCTATAACGAGCCGTTGTTACATAAACTATCTAAAGCGATTGAACCATATGCGGATTCTTATATTGCTTTCCAAATGGCTATTTGGGCAAGCCCGGTTGTCGACTCTAAAGACGCAAGACTCATGGCTATATATACAAGCGCGGACGATTTGGAGCGCGGACGCCGTACAGTTGGAAAGCCGGGCAAATTGCTTAGGAAAATTGCACCCATGGCAAGTGACTCCGATTGCGCTAAATTCGCTGAGGTATTCAAGGATAATTTTGTGACTCCGTTGCAAGGTTTGGTGGTTAAATCAGGAAACAAGCCTGAGGATTTCGCGCGGGTATATACTCAAAAACAAGCGCCTAAATCTGATCCAAGACTCGGTGCTGAGTTTAAGAGTCTATCAGCAAGTTGTATGCGCTATTCATTTGACCACCTATCAGGCCACCCGGCGTCAATATATGGCTCAGGTGATTTTGAGATAGCATGGGTTGAAAATAGCGCGGGTGAATTGCTTGCGCGGGTGGTTATAGCGACTCGCAAAGGACGCTATGCAGCAGCGCCTATCTATACGAATTCCAATGCGGCTTCAGATATCCTATCTCAGTATATCAAAGAAAAAAACGCGGCCTGTGATGAACCCGAAAAAGAGTCTTGGATTAACTGTAAATTGTCAAAGATTGATGCAGGCTTAGGTGGTGAGTCTTGGCTTGGACCTTATTTGGATCAGTACCAATCAATAAAAGACTGCGGCGAATACTTTAGAATCTGCCGCGCTCAGAACTCAGAATATTGCTTAGACTCTACTGAGGGAGTCGTGGGTGGTTACGAATATCACTGCGAACAATGTAATTGCGGGTTAACTGAAGATGACGGCTTTTATAGCGAGTCAATTGGTGCAACTTATTGCGAGTCTTGCTATTTCGAATCCCATATCACTTGCGAGGACTGCGGCGAGTCTGATCACGTTGAGCACTCAGTTACGCTGATAAACGACTCTTGTGTTTGCCAATATTGCTTTGATCATGGGGACTACGTCCACACAAGCGAAGGAGTCACCCATATTGATGAGGCAGTGTTTTGCGAAGAGTCAGACGAGTGGTTTCACGTTGACTCGGGTGATTTCTTTGAATGTCTCGAGGGTGAAATCCGCTCAAATGATCTAAAGGCACCTGTCCCTATTGATTGCACCTTTGATCAGGCGATTGAATTTTACGTTATAACCACCAAAAAAGTTGAATATGTTATAAACGGCGAAACCTATCAAAAGCCGGTGTCTGTATTTACGCTGAAGCCATGGCTTGAGTATTCAAAAGACGAATACGGCAATCTGACAATTATAAACCGGCAATTGGAACTATTTGAAACTGAGGAGTCTTGATATGAAAACTATGGCAAAAATAACGCTGACCCTTTACGCGCTTGCCCTATTGGCGGCGCTATCACCTTTCACCTATGCAGACTCAAGCGGCGCGGGTTTTTTCATCGCGGGTTTGGGTGGGTATCATATCGAATTTGCTGCACCCGCTGAAGCCGGATTCTATAACTAATCAAAAGCCAACTGAAAGCAATTTGCCCGCGTTTATAGCGCGGGTTTTTTGCCGCCTATAACCAACTGAGGAGGATTAAGCCCGGCAATATATCAGACACAAGACTCACCAATATATCAGGCTCAGGCTTTAGCTCAGGCTTTAGCTCAGGCTTTAGCTCAGGCTTTAGCCCAGGCTTTAGCTCAGGCTTTAGCCCAGGCTTTAGCTCAGGCTTTAGCTCAGGCTTTAGCCCAGGCTTTAGCCCAGGCTTTAGCTCAGGCTTTAGCTCAGGCTTTAGCTCAGGCTTTAGCCCAGGCTTTAGCTCAGGCTTTAGCTCAGGCTTTAGCTCAGGCTTTAGCTCAGGCTTGGCAATGGCTCCGCCGGAGAATAAAATCGTATTCAAATATTCGCATATAAGCATATTTATATATAAGCATATAAACATATATAAATATTCGCATATAAGCATATCCATATATAAGCATATAAACATATATAAATATTCGAATATAAGCATATGCTCATGTGACCCCCTCCGGTGGAAAATGACCCCCCCAGTGGAAAATGACCGTGACCCCCACAGTGGAAATTAAGACCCCCACAGTGGAAATTAAGACCCCACCAGTGGAAATAAACCTTGACCCCTCCGTGGGAATTTGGTATCTACAAAAATGTTCAACAATAAGGAATACTA